TCAAGGCTTTTTTCTTTTGTGAGAACTTTCGTGAGAACCACCTGACAACAAATCTTCGAAATGCTCATTTGCGAGTTTGTTCATTTCCTGTGCTTTGTCTGATAGAGCATGTCTGTAAACTGCTTTAAGTGTTCCATCATTTCCCCAACCGCCGCGTTGCATGATATAAACATCTGGAATTCCCAACGCATGAAGAATAGACGCTGAGTAGTGTCTTAGATCATGGAAGCGGAAATGAGGTAAGTTACATTTCTTTAGGCACTTTTCGAATTTGTCGGTAAGCTGTCCTGGATTCAGACTGACAACCCTTCCTGGTCGGCCTGGTAATTTCCTGATCACGTCATCTGGAAAAACGATATATCGATCGCCAGCAAAAGATTTCGGTGTTTTTATGATCCACCGGTTGTCAATCGTGCGGACCATGTTCTTGCAGACATGAATGACATTGCCGTTTATGTCTGAATGTTCCAGAGCACAGATTTCACCGCGTCTCATTGGTCCGAAGGCTGCAAGAAGCACTGGAATTTCCAATTCAGTTCCCTGTACTGCCTTCATAAGAATCTTTACCTCTGCGTCAGAAGGAATATACAGCTCAACGCGTTTCTTCTTTGGTAAGGCTGTATTTAGTGCCATAGACGGTCTGTATACCCGTAGTACAGCAGATATTAGACCATGTATGTTACGAACGGTTTTAGGGGATAATTTGACGGCTTCAAGGTTAATTGCTTTTTGAATATCATCCTGAGTGATGTCATCAATCTTTATCTCCATAAGGGATGGAATGTAATTTCGCTGAATTCCTCTGTAATCCCTGATTGTGCAAGGAGAAAGAATATTTTCCCGCGAGGAAATATAATCTTCAAGTGCATCTCTGAATTTAAGAGATCCGGCAGCAGTAGAGCTTTGTTCTTTACTTGCGGCCCATTCAGCAGCCATCTGTTCACAGATACGTTTTCCTCTCTTGGTTGGATCGTCGCAGGTGAAAGACTTTCGAATTTTTCTTTTTCCAATAGTTCCGTCTGGTTTGGTGTACTCTTCGGTATGAGAGAGCACCTGACATCTCCATGATCCTGATGGTAATTTCTTTGCAGTTGCCATAATATCATCTTCCTTTCTTTCTTTTAAAAATGGGTACAAAAAAACAACGCACAAACGTTCTGCTTGTGTGCTGTCTCCGAAGATGATACAATATGTTTGCGAAACGTGTAGCATCTTCGGATAGTTGCATACCGGTTCAGTGTTGGAAGCACCGAGCCGGTTTTTTATTGCTTAAATTTTTGCTTCAAACACTCTGCCACATTTATTACAGTGGAATTTCTGCTTTTTAGCTGCTTTTGTATTGGTAAGAGTAAACGGGTGTAAAGGGTTTAAATTAACACTTGTCCTTGTCTTTTCACCAATCTGAGTGACATCTGTGCTTCCACAAAACAATCCGGGGCATTTGATTTTCTTTGCCATACGAAACCTCCTGTAATGTAGTTTATTATTAAAACGCCGAAGCGAATTAATCTGTTATTTGGATTCATGTATGTTCCTTTTACATAATTTTAGAATTCAAATAGTTAATAAAATCTTTAGTCAGATATATTTATGCCGAAGCTCTCTGCCCGTTCTTTTAGTTTTAAAAAGTTCTTTGTATTCATTTGTTTCATCCTCATATAACCTTTCAAGGATTTAGGAGCCAATTCTGGAATAAATTCAAGTATTTTGTCATATTCAATTTGACATTTTCCTCTTCGTATACTGTATTCGTAACGAGATTTTAGATTTTCTTGCTGTTTTTTGTAATCTTCTAAGTATTTTTGGTAGCCATCTATCTGATCTTGGGTTCTATCGTCTACATAGGGACGATGGCTCATTGCTATTGCATCAGCCTTTTTTCCTCTGTGATTTATTTTGTCTAAGGACTCCGACCATAGATCCATAGAGCAGCGACAATTATGGTGAAAATTTCCGTGTACTTTTACATAATCTGGAAGTTTTGGAAATTTCTTATTTTTGCCATATACACTATATACTCTCCCTAACATCTTCGCGCACTCAGAGCAGCATGGTGCTCCTGTATCTTGGAATAGAACAAGATCTTCACCAGTATTATTGATTAAAGAAAAAAGATATTCTTTTTGTCTGAGCGCATTGGCATCTATTTGGCTCATCTGATAAAATTTTCCAAAAGGCGTAGAGGTTTGTAAAAATTTTCGAGCTTTTTCGGCTTCATCAAACATCCCTAATTCATTATGATAATAAATAATCCTATTATAATCTTCATTACTCCAACCAATAGGGGAATGTAGCATGAGCTCAGTAGATTTCCAAAGCATTGCGGAGCATAGTTCTTTTTCGTTTCTGTCATGTAAAAGTCGTGCTTTCATTCGCAAAACATAATCAAGATTTTTGGTAACATCTTCTGCGTGATTTGGAAAATTGGGGATCTGGATATTTCTTATATCCTCAAGATTTTGAGTATCGTAAGTTATACCATCCGAAACAATAAACCTTGCATCATAATAGTAAGTCTCCAGATCTTCTGATGTTTTGTACATGACGCCATTTCGGAAATAAGCAGTTTGCTTATCTGGTTCATTGAGAGAAACTGATTTTTTAAATAGTTTGTGAAAAAGATTCATAAAAACCTCCTTTTTTCTTTAGTAAAACCTCCTCATATATCATTTTTTGTCTGAAACGAATTAATCTGTAGCAATCATTCGCATAACAGCGAACGGTTCAAAATAAATAACATAATTGTCAACAGCAGTGCACACGCCGTATTTAGATCGGTAACACTGAATAGCTTCTTTCAGATATTCTTCCGTCGCATCCAGAAAATCTGCCATTTCATACAAATTCCTGCATCCAGCTTCATAAGCCCGGATCAGACCGGTCAATCCGATCTTGAGGTTATAACCGTATAATCTGGCGCGGTATTCCTGTTTCTGGTTCATAACATCCGTCTGATCCAGAATATCCCCGGCGGTGGTGCAGTGATGTCCGATCTCTTCCGCAAGGATACAAGATTTCTCAGTTTGCGTGGGAAGTGTTCGGTTGATCGCAATCCGATTTTTATATATTCGCCCACCGTAGCCGGGAATATCTTTTTCTTTGACAATTAAGTTTTCTGAATCGGCTAAAATTAATAGCTCTTCATAAGTCATTAATATCAGTCCTTAACAATAAAAGCGTATTTTCTTAAAGTAACTTACCCAGCGTTGTTTGATTTCTTCGCTTCGGGCTTCGATGATCTCCATAATGTCGCGTAAAGTGCGAGAGGGAATGTGAGAGTTGTTATTACACAAGAGGCATTTGCCTGATTGTGTAATCCATATTTTTGTGGAGTTTTCTCTCGGAACGCCTTTACTGACATGGACATGTATAGGTTCAAGTGGGTCGTTTTCATTCGACCAGAAATATATGAGGTAGCTTCCGATTTTAAAGATTTGCGGCATCGTCAAAGCCTCCCTCTCTTGCAAGCCGGATGATAATGTGTGCGACAGTCTTCAAATATTCTGTGAAATACTGAATCTCCTGTTCTGAAAAGCCATCAATATTTTTCCATTCATAAGAAGGAAGATAACATTCAGCAGAGTGAAAGCCGCCATAAACAGGCTTTTCGAAATAAACCTTAACGGTTTCCTGACCATTATCATCATAAGCCTCAGAATGAACTACTTCTGTGTGGTCATTAAGTGTCATAAATGGGTACATCATAAAGCATACTCCTTTCTATATCCATTCACTATCATTTTTCATAACATCATCAGCGTGTTTCTTTTCTTCTTCAGTTGGGTTCATGTCATGTGCGGCATTGGCACTGAGGTCAATCGTGATAATATTGTCGGATTCTTCGATTGGTTCCTCTGCTTGCGGAGCAGAATCACGAAGTTCAATAATATGATCGTATTCTTTCTGAAGAACAGTAGTAACCATATCTTTACCGTGAGCGTCAAGTTCGCGGTATTTTTTTATTATATTTTCAAATTCTTCTGGGGACGCTTCATTTTTATATAATTGTTTAGTCTCATCTTGAAAGAGGTAATTTGCATCACAATGCAAAATATCGAACAAATCATATAAAAGAGTTGCACGAGGGGAATTAACGTCTGTTTCCCAACTTCCAATAGCACTTTGGCTAACGCCCAATCTTTCAGCTAATGCTGGCTGTGTAATACCAAGTTCTTTACGCTTATCTCTTAATCTACTTCCAAAACTCATCGTCCTACCTCCTTATATTGAGATATTACTACAAAAAAATGGTACAGTCAATAAAAAACCAGAAAAACTGATAAAAACATATTGACAAACCAGAAAAACTGGTATAATATGCAGATGTGCCAGAAAAACAGGTACAGAAAGGAGGAAAATCAGAATGACTATTGCCGAAGCAAATGAACCTTTATCAAACGGGTTAAAAATCATCATAGCTCAAAAAGGTTTAAAAAATTTGTATGTCGCAGAGAGTGCCGGTTATACACCACAAGAGTTAAGCGATATGCTCAATGGCAGACGTTTAATTAAAGCGTGCGATATTCCAAGAATTGCAAAAGCTCTTGGCGTAGAAATAAATTACCTTTTTGGAATAGAGAAGGGAGCGTAGAGGAGATGCTTGAAAAACTTTCTACAAAAGAATTAGTAGAGGAGTTGAAGAAAAGAGAAGGTGTAAAAACAGAATATGCCGAACCGCATCAGGACAAGAAGCTGTCCGTTAATGGTCCGGCAGTGATCTTGGTTGTTGTTGATTAGCCAATACGTCTATATGGATAAACGCCCTTTACATGAGAAGCCAAATAGCCTCCAGGTGAAGAAGCTGACATAAGTCCATGGTAAACAGATTCTGGTACTCCTGAATACGCATACAATCCCCCACGATTGAATGCAACATAAAGAGTGCCGTTCTCATAGCCAACGTTTGCGATATTGGAAGAAGAAACAGGAATCATATTCATTGGTAAAAACCACCTTTCTATTAGAATTTGAATGTTCTAATAGAATAATACTATAAAAATACCTATACGTCAATATATTGTATAGAATAAATGTTTGTATACTATATGTTGAAATAAGCAATTTAATACCAGAAAGGAGTGAACAAAACAAAAACTTAATACCAGAAAGGAGTGAGAACAATGTGGATTTCAAGAAAGAAATTCCAAATTTTAGAAAAAAGAATTGCTGACCTCGAAAAAGCAGTTCGAAGTCAGCAAAAAGCGATTACTTCTTTAAATTATCCGTGTGAAGACGTAAAGCGAGCTTTTGCAGAAGCCTTTCATCAGAAGTAATGTCGATTATGCCAGAGGATTCAAGCAAATCTAAGACAATTTGAGTTGCTAGATCAGTAGAAAGCGTTATGGAATTCAAAATCATATTAACGTATATTTGATCTTTATTCATATCAGAAGTGACATTGTTCATTAAAATATCTTCGAATTGCGAGTTTGAATCTTGAACGACACTTTGAACATATAAACTTATGAGTTCTTTGGCTTTATCAGTCATGTGCTGTTGTTTCCTTTCTTTAATACTCAGCCTGGCAGGGCTGGCAATTAAAAGATAGGAGATAAGTAAGAAAAAGTCAATAGTTTAAGACTAGAAAGCAGGGTAGGAGGTGGAGATATGACATCAATTATCGCAACAGGGATAAGTCTTATAGCAACAGCAATAAATGTTGGAATTTTGATTTATTCATCAAACAAAAGAATTGCTGACCTTGAAAGTAAAATCCAAGATCAGCAGGAAAAAATCATGTTGCTGAAAGAAGCAACAGTCACTGGAAAGAAAAATGATTTTGTATCATAACTTCTCCAAAATACTTTTTGTGATTGAAGATATTAGAGCAGGAATGGAATCGTGAATTGCATTGGCTTTGGCATGACCCGGCAATTCATTGGAATGATTTGAAAGATTCTTCTTATATTCTTTTTCAAATTCTTCCGTACATTCTTTTGTTACCTGTTCAGTGATTTTCTCAATCTTATCTTTTTTCACATTATCGCCTCCCTTCACTGGGAGATTATACCACAAATAAAAAGAATAAGAGGTGACAAGAAGTGGAAGTTAAGCCAATTATCACAATGAAAAACTTCAAAAGAGGTACAAGAGTAGAGCTGCTGGGTATTGATATCAGCACCGCTTTAACCAACTTTGATTACTCGACACAGGGAGAGGGATCAGGAAATAATGCAGTTACTCTTGAGATTAACATCGAGGAATTAACTAAGGTCCTGTGTGGGATCACACCGGAGGACATCAAGGATGCGAAAGAAATTCTTGCCCCATACAAGGAAGCCTATGATCACGACAAAGAAATTCTTTCTAGTTGCAAAACAACGTTTAAGATAGGCAGACGAAAACTGTTTGATGTAAAGCGGGCAAAGAAATAAAGCCCTGTGATGCACCTGAGAAAATTATGAGAAAGGAGAAGAAAAGATGGCAATACGTTACACCACAGAAGCCAAGAAATACATTCTGCTCAAAGGAAACATTGCAAAGCGGATGGAAGCCGAGCGTGTTTCGGATGAGCAGATGGCAACCGCAACAGGTATGAAAGTCAGAACATACAAAGAAAAGAAAAATTATCCTGAGAAATTCACGTACCCGGAACTCCGAAAAGTATTCATCAGACTGAAGTTCCCGGAGGAGGAGATTCTGGAGGCACTGACATGAAAGACTTAATTGATTCCGTTCTGATCGGCACCTTGGCTACATACCTACCGTTCTGGATCATCGACAACCTTTCACAGCGTATTACGTTGGCGATAGGGTTATCAATGATGGTCTATGCCGGAAAACTCTGGCGGATGGAGAGGGAGGAAAAGAGAAAATAAAAAGGATCCTCAGAGTGGTAGCTCAAGAGGACCCTAACAATAATACAAAAGACCTCTTTATTATAGAGGATGAGAGAAGAAAAATCAATAAAGATAAGGAGAAAAGTTATGTTCGAGAAAGAAATCGGAGAATTACTTGAGTTAACCATGAGAGTAGTAAATGAGACAGAATATTTTGTCGCATTTGAAATTGCCGCGCATACGCGGTGCTGCTATATAAGTATCACAAATTCAAAGTGGGAGCCTGGAAAGGGCTCAGATGCTCATTACGATATCTATCTTGATAGTGAATTGCTTAAGGAAGAATCGTTTGAGCGGTACAAACTCGCAAAAGCACATCTGCTGAGACTTCTTGCCAATGGTAAGTGCCCGCTGAATCTTGAGGAGGAATAAATAAATGAAATTGAATAAACTGGTATCTACATTAAATATGGAGCACAGCACATGGCTGAAGTACCGCCGCAAGGGAATCGGCGGCTCCGATGCGGGAAGCATTTGTGGATTGAATCCCTATTCCACAGCTATCGCAGTGTTCCAGGACAAAGTACAGCAGTTACCCGAAAAAGAGGATAACGAATCCATGAGACAGGGACGTGATCTGGAAGAGTATGTTGCCCGCCGGTTCATGGAAGAGACCGGGAAAAAGGTCCGCAGGGCAAATGCAATCTTCTACAAAGAGGAACAGCCATTTATGCTGGCAAACGTTGACCGTCTGATTGTTGGTGAGAATGCTGGACTGGAATGCAAGACGGCTTCTGCATATTCTGCAGATAAATGGAAAGACGGACACATTCCAGAATCTTACGAGATCCAGTGCCATCATTATATGGCTGTGACCGGGACAGATGCCTGGTATATCGCTTGTGTGATTCTTGGAAAAGAATTTATCTGGCACAAGATCGAGCGTGATGAGGGGATCATTCGGATGCTGATCAGTATAGAATCTGATTTCTGGAACAACAATGTGCTTGCAAATAAGATGCCAGCACCGGATGGGAGTAAAGCTGCTGAAGAATTGCTTTCGAAATATTACAAAGGATCTGATCCGGACAAGATGATCTCATTGGTTGGATTTGACGAGAAATTAAAGAGAAGAGCAGAGATTACTGCTCTTCAGGAAAAACTGGAAAAAGAGAAGAAACAGATCGATCAGGAAATTAAGGTTTATATGGAAGATGCTGAGAAAGCAGATTCTGATAACTATTCGGTTACATGGAAATCAGTGACTTCGAGCCGTGTGGATACAAAGAAACTTCAGACGGTCTATCCGGAAGTTTATAAAGAATGCATGAAAGCTTCTCAGAGCAGAAGATTCATAGTAAAAGAAATCGCATAGGAGGATGATTAAAATGGGAGTGAAAGATGCATTAGCAGAGAAAACAGAGAGTAAGGGTTCTATAAAGTTGACAAAATCTATGAGCATCGCAGACATGATTAAGGTCATGGAGCCTGAGATTAAGAAAGCATTGCCAAAGGTGATTACACCGGAGCGTTTTACCAGAATGGCGTTATCGGCACTGAATACTACACCGAAACTTGCTGAGTGCAGTCAGATGTCGTTCCTTGGAGCACTGATGAATGCAGCACAGCTTGGTTTGGAGCCGAATACCCCTCTGGGACAGGCATATCTGATCCCTTACCGAAATAAAGGAAAACTGGAATGCCAGTTCCAGATCGGTTATAAAGGTCTGATTGATATGGTCTATCGAAATGACAATATCCAGACGGTACAGGCTCAGTGCGTGTACGAGAATGATGTATTTGAGTATGAACTGGGTTTAGAGCCGAAATTGGTACATAAACCAGCAACAAAGGACAGAGGTGAACTTATTCTTGTGTATGCACTCTGGAAAGCAAAAAACGGTGGATATGGCTTTGAGGTGATGAGCAAGGAAGATATTGATAACCATGCAAGAAAGTATAGTCAGAGCTTTGCCAGCAGCTACAGTCCGTGGAAAACGAACTATGAGGAAATGGCAAAGAAGACCGTCATCAAGAAATGCCTCAAGTATGCTCCGGTCAAATCCGATTTTGTTATGCAGGTATCCAATGATGAGACTGTTAAATCAGAACTCAGTGTAGATATGTCTGAAGTTGTTAATGAACAGGAACCTGTTATTGACGCAGACTATAACGAAGTTACTTCGGATCCAGAGGCATAAAACAGTAATGATGCTTTAGAATCCATCAGAAGCATTAGATATATCACACGATCTTCTCTCAGGGAGTAACCTGTTATAGCTTCCTGAGAGGGAAAGGAGACACGTGAATAGCAGAAGTAAAGGAGCTGCCGGAGAAAGGGAAGTAGCCGGTATCCTTCGCGGGTATGGTTACAAGGCAAGAAGAGGGCAGCAGTATTGTGGATCCAACGGAGATGCGGATGTAGTTGGTCTTCCTGGAATTCACATTGAAGTGAAGAGAAGAGAAAAACTAAATATATATGAGGCTGTAGATCAGTCGAAGAGGGATCGGAAACCGGATGAACTTCCGGCGGTGTTCCACAGGAAGAACCATTGTGAGTGGCTGGTTACGATGCCGCTTGATGAATGGATGAAGATATACAGGGAATGGGAGGCTGGTTATGGACTACGTGAAGATCAGCAGGAAAATCCTTGATTGGGAATGGTACACGGACATCAATACGAAGGTGCTGTTCCTGCATATCCTGTTAAAGGCAAACTGGAAGCCGGGACGCTTCCAGGGAACAGAAGTGCCGAGAGGCTCTCTGGTTACTTCGCAGCAGAATATGGCAGCAGAAACAGGCCTCACAATAAAGAATGTGAGAACTGCACTAAAGCATCTGGAAAATACCGGAGAGGTGGCAGTCAGCCGACACCCTAAATTCAGCGTAATTACAGTAAAAAACTACAATCAGTATCAGTCAGGTGGCAGTCAAGTGGCAGTCGAGGGGCAGTCAGAGGGCAGTCAAGTGGCAACAATAGAAGAAGGGAAGAAGGAAAGAAAGGAAGAATATAATAAATCTCCTAAAGGAGATTATGAGAGTGGAACTCCTGAAAACAGCATCTATGCCACGATTCGTGAATTATACAATTCCGTTTGTGGGTCGTATCCCCGCCTGGTAAAGATGTCTGAGGCAAGAAAGAAAGCTATTAATGCCAGAATAAGAGCAGGCTACACTCGTGAAGACTTCCGGATTTTGTTTGAAAAAGCGGAGGCTTCTGACTTCTTGAAAGGCGCGAACAAGCGCAATTGGCGGGCGACATTTGACTGGCTGATCAGCGATACCAACATGGCAAAGGTCCTTGACGGAAACTACGATGTAAGAAAGGAAGCGGCGACGAATGAACCAGAACCAACCAATGCAGTCAAACTCTGGTGAATGCCCTGTATGCCACGGGACAGGATGGGAAACGTATTATGCCACGGTTTACGATTACGGCCTTCCGGAAGAAATTCAATATGCCCGGAAGTGCCCGAAGTGCAAAGGCGGTTACAGAGCGCAGGATCGTACTGGCGTCCCAAAAGAGTACCACGAGGCAGATCTGGGAAAATTTAATTTTGGCATTTACAGCAACGATATGACAAAGCTGCAGAACCTGTGCACCAATTTTCTGAACCATTTCCAGAAGTGGGAAATGGCAGGAAAAGGGTTGTATCTGTACAGCAAGACACCGGGAAGTGGAAAAACCTTTCTGGCGTGTTGCTTGGCAAAGTCGGTGATGATGAAATACGATCTGCAAATGCGCTTCGTGACTGCACCAGACTACATAAGTGCTGTTGGTGATAGCTACAAGCGCGATCGAGGAGAAGAGGATCCCAGTCAGGTATACCGGGATTGCAAGCTTCTTGTTCTGGACGACATTGGCGCACAGGCAGACAAGGAATGGCAGCGACAGGAAATGTTCCGGCTGATCAACAAGCGTATGGAGGATGGAAACATCACAATCTACACTTCCAACATGAGCACCGACAACTTGAATGTGGATGCCAGAACCAGAGACAGGATCTTAAAGACCAGCGTGGAACTCTGGATGCCGGAGGAAGGCATTCGAAAGAAAAAAGCAGCAGGAGAACAGAGACAGTTCCTTGCGAGCGTGATGGGATAGAGGAGAGGAAAACAGCGTGAATACAATTATTGTACCTTATGAAGAAATAATGGAGGCTCACGAAGTTCATACGAGCGGATTTATTTTTGATGAATTTGTTTTGAGATTAGTCCAAGATAAAATAGCACATAACGTCCTGATACAAATAGACAATTCAAAGTCGTGGTTTACAGGGAATATATGGGCTGCTCCTGTTTTTGGAAAGAAAGGAGATACTTTTTTATTAGAGCTTGTTTACCAAATAAATGTATCACCGGAAACAGGTGAACCAATTGTTCATATGGCACCATTGGATAAAGATATGACACAAGAAGATTGCAAAAGGTATGTAAAAGCAGGATATGGATATGGAGAATGGGTACTGCGCGCATTGCTTGCAATAATGGAAAAAATTGAAAATCGTGAGAAAACAGTTAAAGAGATCGATAAAAATTCGAAGGCAAGGGATAGAAATAGAAAAAAGGTATCAAAAGAAAACAATAAAATATTTTTGCTTGATGAATTGGTGGAATATGTTGCAAAAAATAATATATATCCAAAACATTCAGTGCATCATTCAATTCAATGCCCTTGCTGGAGCGTAAGAGGACACTACAGAACGTATAAAAACGGGAGAACAGTATTTGTAAAGCCTTACCGGAAAGGAAAAAAAGCGGGAAACTGCAGAGCCAAAAGAAAATATCTATATTGTTTAGGAAAATAATATAAGGAGAATGACATGAACAAAATGCGTGAATACGAGCGAGGTCGTGAGGATGGTCTTGACCTTGCCCTCAGGATAGTAAAGCAGGGGGGGATTGAAGCACTGGAGAAGGAAATAAAATTCCGAAACATCACCGGCGTACATACATCCCTTGCGACAAAGGATTTGGACAAGGCATCCCAGAAGATCAAGGAGATGACCTTGGACACATTTACGATTCTGGGAATTGCAGTATTGCATGATACATTTGGCTTCGGTCAGATACGCTGTCAGAGATTTATGGATGGCATGGACAAGGGAGCTGAGTATCTTGCGGATAATCTGGCGACATGGCCGGATTATATCAACAGCATCAAGGAACAGTTGGGAATTGATCTGGAGATCAGATGGAATAATTGAGGAGGAAAATGAGATGTTAATCAGAAGTCAGGATAAATGCACATTAATCAATTTTAACGGATCATTCGTACTTGAAGTCGTTGAAATTGAAAGAAAAATCAGAATCACTTGTTCAGGCGCAGGCAGTTGTTACAGCATTGGGCGATATTCTAGCGAGGAAAAAGCCCTCAAGGTGTTGGATATGATTGAGGAAGCCTATACAAAAACTGGGTTTGCGAAAGCCATTGTATCAGAAATGGCAAAAGTATTAGGCAGAGCATCGGCAGGAATAGATGATGAACTTGCGAAATCCGCAGGCGGAGCACTTGTGAAGCTGATGTGTTTCCAGATGCCAGCAGATAACGAAGTAGAAGTATAACACAGAAAGGAGCCAGCCTCCGGCCGGGGCAAGGGTATACCGGGCTTCTTGAGAAGAAAATGATTCACGGAGAATTAATTGTAGACAATTTTGCCGGCGGAGGCGGTGCTTCCACCGGGATAGAACTGGCAACGGGATATAGTGTTGATATAGCGATCAACCATGATCCTGAAGCTATACGGATGCATAAGACAAATCATCCCAACACAAAGCATTACTGCGAAGATGTTTGGCAGGTTGATCCTGTCAAAGCCTGCAAAGGTTATCCAGTAGGTCTTGCGTGGTTTTCACCTGACTGCAAGCACTTTTCCAAAGCAAAGGGTGGGAAGCCAAAGGATAAATTCATCAGAGGACTTGCATGGGTAGCATGTAGATGGGCAGGGCTGGTAAGACCGAGGGTAATCATGTTGGAAAATGTGGAAGAGTTTAAGACCTGGGGACCGCTTAACCGGAGAAAACATCCGATCAAGTCTAAGCAGGGAAAGACATTTAAGAAATTCGTGCAGCAGCTCACAGATCTTGGCTATGAAGTACAGTTTCGTGAGCTTGTGGCAGCAGATTATGGTGCACCTACTATGCGAAAGAGATTCTTTCTGATCGCCCGGTGTGATGGTAAGCCGATTACATGGCCAGAGCCGACACACGGACCGGCAGACAGTGAACAGGTGAAGAATGGTAGCCTTAAGCCGTATGTCGGAGCATACATGCAGATAGATTTTAGCCGACCATGCCCTTCGATTTTTGATACATCTGAGCAGATCAAGGAAAAGTACGGTATTCGTGCAGTGCGACCACTTGCGCCAAAGACAATGGCGCGAATCGCAAGAGGGTTGAAAAAGTTTGTTCTTGAGAATCCGGAGCCGTTTATTATCCAGTGTAATCATGGCGGAGAGAGAAAGCCGGGAGATATCAGGGAGCCAATGCCGACCATAACCGGAAAGCATGGATATGGAATTATAGTCCCTACACTGATCCAGTATCATTCTGAAACTGTAAAAGATGAGGTCAGAGGGCAGACAATAGTTGATCCGGTCATGACTGTTGACAGTTCAAACAGATATGGCTTAGTTACATCGTTTTTGAGTAAATTTTATAAATCAGGCACAGGGCAGGATCTCAGAGAACCTTTACATACGATCACAACATCACCGGGACATTTCGGAGAGGTGCGCGCCTTCCTGACGAAATATTATGGAGCGGGTACAGGACAGAGTGTAAAGGATCCGCTTGATACCATAACCGCACAGGATCGTTTTGGGTTGGTAGTAATTGCCGGGACAGAGTATCAGATCGTGGACATTGGACTCAGGATGCTGGAACCAAGTGAACTGTATGGTTGCCAGGGATTCCCGGATGATTACATAATTGATCACGATTACACCGGAAAGAAATATCCAAGAAGCGAGCAGGTCAGAAGATGCGGGAATGCAGTATGCCCGCCGATACCGGCGGCATTGGTAAGAAGCAATTTGCCAGAACTCTGTGTTGCTGCCAGAAATCCGATTTGTCGAGTTGACCGGATGAAAGAAGAAACCAGCGGGCAGTTGAGATTTGCGTAAGGATGGAGATGAAATGAAAGCAGTATTGAGATATCCGGGGAGTAAATGGAACATAACTCCCCAAATTATCAGATTGATGCCAAAGCATCATAGCTATCTGGAACCTTTTTTCGGAAGTGGTGCGGTGCTGTTCAATAAAAAGCCGTCAGATATAGAGACAATTAATGATCTGGACCTTGATGTTGTAAATCTTTTTCGATGCATCAGGGAAGATCCCGAACGATTGTCTCGCCTGATAGTAGCTACACCGTACAGTCGGAAAGAATACGATGATACGTATGGAACACCAGAAGTCACAGAATCCTATGAGAAAGCCAGAAAGTTTTTGATTCGCTGTTGGCAAGGATATGGATACAGAACCAACGGTCAAAAAGTTGGATGGAAAAACGATGTGCAGGGGAGAGAACGTGCTTATGCACTGAAGAAATGGTATTGCCTGCCAGAACAAATATATGAAGCAGCGGAACGGCTACGAATGGTTCAGATAGAGCATAGATCGGCGATAGAACTTATAGAACGATTTAATTACGAGAATGTTTTCATGTATCTGGATCCACCGTATGTATTGAAAACCAGGAGCCAGAAGCAGTACAAGCATGAAATGACAGATACGGATCATGAAGAAATGTTAAAAATACTTCTGCAGAGTAAGGCAAAGATCATGATTTCCGGATACGAATCTGAAATGTACAATGAATACCTTTCTGGGTGGGAGAAGAAAACTTTTGCAAGCTGTGCAGAGGGCGGGTTGCCAAGAAAAGAGGTTATTTGGATGAATTATATTGCTGATTCTCAGATGACAATCTTTGATTACCCGGAACTGCTGCCAGAGGAGAAATAAGCATGGGGCAAGAGGAAGGAATGAACCAGTCAATGCTGATCTTGGACACACCGGAGAATTGCGAATGCTGTTTATGTATGAGTGGAATTACCCGTGCATGTATTGTGTGCAGAGCCAAGGGGAGAATTATTGAGGATCCTTTCAGCAAGCCGTGGTGGTGTCCACTTATACCATTATTCGGAGAAAGAAATGAGGTAATGAAATGAGACATGTAAAAGAATTACTGGAAAAATATATTGAAGCTGACGACAAAATTCTCGAAGAAAGGGATAAGATTTTAACTTTTTGGGAAGTAATTGATGATTTGCAGGAAGCATTAAAGCAGGACGAGGAAGAGAACAGGTGGATTCCGGTCAGTGAGAGATTGCCAGATCCGGATGAATATATTCTGGTATCATTTGAGAACTTTTCTGTTCCGATGATTGGCAGATACACAGTAGATGATGAAGATAACGGTACATTTAGAATAGGCGATGAAGTTGACAGTTTTGTTGATAATGACTTGTTTGTCAATGCATGGATGCCGCTTCCGAAACCATACAAGGAGGAAACGAACAATGTTTAATTTTGCATTAGGCTTTTTAGCCGGTGTTGTAACCGGAGCTATTGGACTTGTGTGTTTTGCGCTTGCATATAGCAAGAATCATCCGGACGAATAAGAAAGGAGAAAATCATGCTGACAAGGCATAAGCACTTGAGAGATTACGGGATCCCGGCAGAAGATATTGAAAAACTGAATAATATACTCAAGGACTTCCCGGAAGAATATACAGACATTCTCCATAGTGCTGCCCTGTCAGCCTGCCCCAAAGGACTTGCGGAGCTGATAACTTACGGTATCCTACACCAGAAGGGGTACGACAGTATGACACTTGAGAGATATGTTCCGATCAACCGAAGAGACTTTTATGCGTACAAGCGGAAGACACTTGCGGAGCTGTACGATCAGATGCGGTTGTTTGGAATGTGGAAAGGGGAATGAAGATGAGATTAATTGATGCGGAAGCGTTTGAAAAACAGGTGGTTGCAATGGCAATAATGAATGGATATGCGCCACAAAAAGCCAATGCTTTGTGTGAATTAATAAATAAGCAGCCTACAGCCTATGATGTGGATAAGGTTGCAGAACAGTTGGAAGAGTATCTTTTTGAGAAGTATTGCATAGAAGGTGATACAAAAATTAATGAAATCGTGAAAAGGCGGTGGGGTTGGAATGAGTAAATCGGTACTGGTACTGAAAACACCAAAGAACTGTTATGAATGCCCGTTTAGTTGTACAAATGGCAACGATACGGATTGCGGGTATTGTGAGTTAGAGATGTATTTTGTAGACGGGGAAGTAGTGATAAATGAAGAATATTTTGATTTCGAAAGCGAAATAAAACCTGGTTGGTGCCCGCTGAAGACACTACCGGAGAAAAATAAGGCTCCGAAGGTTGCAGATGGTTATGAACTGGGGTATGAGGATGGTTGGAACAAGTGTCTTGAGAAGATTGCAGGAGAAAATGAACGATGATTAATTTAGCAAATATATGTGTTCTGATCAGAACGCAAGAGGAATACGAGAAGATTTTGGAAGAGGCAAGAAAACAGGGATATAAATGGTATGGAGAAAAAGGCGTGTTTGTGCTTGGAGATCAGCAACTTCCAGATATATTAAAGTTTTATTCAGATAAAACTGTTGTAAGGCAAGCATGCCCTGACCATACATATAAGTTGTATGAAGCATCTGAACTGCTTGGAACAAAAGAACTGACCGCCAGAGAATTTATCGACTGGATGGTAAGGTTTTCAGGTTGCAGCTGTAATAATTACAGAAAATGTGTTCTTGGAAATGAGAATACAAAATGCAAGAAAATGTTGTGCGATACAGATACATGGAAAGGCAACGAGGATGAATTGCTTGAACTTGCTAAGGCAGGCGAAACAGATATCATGTCAATGAAAGAAAAAAGCGTTTCAATAATCGAAAATTTTATTGAAGCACCTGACCGCTCTAAAATAACTGATGAGTTCGTTGATTGTTTGAAATTTGCGGTTGATAAGCTGAAAGAGGTGAGCAAATGACAATAGGCGAAAGAATTAAGCGGGTACGCCGTGCAAATAAAATGAGCCTCAAAGCATTCGGTTCTGAACTGGGGATAGCTGACAGAACCGTGATGAACTGGGAGAAGAACAACAGCGGAGTGCCATTTGAGATGGCAATTCAGATCTGCCAGAAGTTTGAGTGTACATTGAACTGGTTGGCGGGAATTAAAGAAGAAACTCAGGAGAAACAGGTTTCGAAGAAGCCTAAAAATATAAAAACTATTTTTGATTTTCATGGGAGATATTACTCAACAAATGGTGAGTGTCCTGTTTGTGGCGCAGAGGTATTGAGTAGTTCAAGCGTGTATTGCAATAAATGTGGACAGAAAATCGACTGGAACTGAATAATAAACGAAATTAGAGGACTGGATTGAGCCGGTTCTCTTTTTGCGTCAACATGTCACCTCGGAAATCCTGCTTTGCATGATATGATATTGTGAGAAGTGATATTATGGAAAAATATTGTCTGAAAGCAGAGGTGATGATATGGCGAATTTAAAAGCAATCTTAAGGAAACTTCAAAAAGCTATATTGTCTACTGGGTTAATCATAAAAATTGGAGCATCACAGTTTTACAGCAGGGAACAGGGACGGCTCATCACAGTCACGATCATATCAACACCAGTGTTCAGACCAACGAAGCGAGGTGAATGGAAAGATTGTGATTATGAAATCTTACGAACTGCATCCCAGTATGATGTGGTGATGTGCTTAAAGGAGATATGGGAGGCGTGCAAAGAATGGAAATAGACAGGGGTGATTAGATGGGGTTAACGCCTAAGCAGAAAGCGTTTGCTGATGAATATATAAAGAATGGCGGAAATGCATCTGATGCCGCGAGAAAAGCTGGGTATTCTCCTAAAAATGCAGATGTAACAGGAGCGCAGAACCTAGTAAAACCTAGTATCTTGGAATATATAGCAGAAAAGCAAGCTCTTCTTGAAAAGCAAAAAGGCACTGACATCATGTCTCTGGCAGAAATCCAGCAGCGCCGCTCCATGATCGCAAGAGGCGAGCTGACCGATTCATTCGGATTCGCCCCGGATTTCTCCGATCAGCTGAAATCTATGAATGATCTGGAGAAAGCACTTGCCATCAAAGAAACAAAAGAAGAACAGCAGAGGATAGCAGAGAGAGCCAGACTGCAAGAAGTCTATCATCTTGATTTGAGTGTTGTTCCGGATGTATTCCACAGGATGATTCGGGATATCCGGGCAAAGAAGCATTCGGAGTATATTCTTCCGGGCGGACGTGGATCCATGAAGTCCTCAACTATATCACTGGTCATCCCGGAGCTGATCAAAAACAATTCGAACATGCACGCACTGATCCTGAGAAAAGTAGGCAATACCATTAAAGATTCCGTTTACGCTCAGATGAAATGGGCACTGGACAAGCTGAACCTGTCAGAGGAATTTACCTGTAAAGTATCTCCCATGGAGATTACATACAAGGCAACCGGACAGAAGATATACTTTCGTGGTGCTGATGATCCATTAAAGATTAAGTCCATCAAGCCGGAGTTTGGTTATATCGGCATTGTCTGGTTTGAGGAGCTTGACCAGTTTGCCGGTCCTGAGGAAATCCGAAACATTCAGCAGTCCGCTATTCGTGGTGGCAATGAGGCATATAAGTTTAAATCTTTCAACCCACCAAGGAGTAAGAATAACTGGGCAAATGAGTACACAACACAGGCAAAAGAAAAAGATGAGAGTGCAATGGTTCAGCACAGCACATATCTTGATCTGGGAATAGAGCAGGAGTGGCTTGGGGACATGTTCCTGAAAGATGCGGAACATCTGAAAGAAACGAATCCAGATGCCTATGACAACGAATATCTGGGACATGCTAACGGTAACGGGGGCAATGTTTTTGAGTACATTGAAGAGAGAACGATCACGGATGAAGAAATCAGCCACTTTGACAGAATCTATCAGGGCGTTGACTGGGGTTGGATGCCTGATAAATATGCTTTTGTTCGTCTTTACTATGATGCTGCACGGGAAACAATCTATTTCATTGACGAAATGTACGAGAACAAGAAATCAAATGAATGGACAGCAGGGGAAATCAAGCGGCGTGGATATGATGACTACGAGATCACTTGCGATTCAGCTGAGCCTAAATCCGTGACAGACTATAGAGACTATGGACTGGCTGCCAGATCTGCGATTAAAGGTCCAGGAAGTATTGAGTATTCAATGAAGTGGTGGCAGAGAAGAAAGCTCGTGTTTGATCCTGTCAGAACACCGAACGCACGGGATGAATTTAAGAAGTATGAGTATGAACGAGATAAGGACGGGAATATTATCAGCGGCTATCCGGATAAAGACAATCACCTGATCGACGCAAGCCGATATGCCACAGAGAGATTATGGACGAGAAGGGGGCATAGTGCATAATGCAGGAATGTGAATTTTGTAAAAACTTAGACGCATGGAAAAGGAACCTTGCAGCAAGGAAAATAATAAAGTATGAATACGGCTGCATGTTATATGTGTGTCGGCGACACATGAAAGGGAGTATTACCTCTCAGCCGTTTGATCTTAACTATTGTCCGGTATGCGGAAAGAAGATAGCAGCAGGTGAATAAATGGGAATCATATCAACAATTAAAAGGTGGATAGGAATGTTTTTCAAAAATCAAGCAGAACAGGACTTCCGGACAGAGGTGATTGAGTCTCCTGTGATGGAAGCATTGGTGCAGAAATGTGCGAATATTTACAGAGGTACGCCGTACTGGGTAGATGAGGACGACAGGATCAAGACAATTAACTTTGCAAAGTCTGTATGTTCAGAGACAGCTCGGCTCGCCACTCTTGCGATCGGTATCCAGATTGACGGATCCGCGAGGGCGACATGGCTCCAGGGACAGATCGACGGGATGTACTCTGAAATCCGGCACTGGGTAGAATACGGCTGTGCTTATGGGACAGCGTTTATTAAGCCGAACGGTGAGGGATTCGATGTATTTACGCCATTGGATGTGCTTCTGACAGACTGTGATAATCAGGAAGTAAGAGGGATCATCTTCAAGGATCAGTACGCAGAAGGCGACAAGTATTATACACGACTGGAATACCACAGGTTTGTAGACAGTGTGGTTGATGGAGTAAAGGTATCACCTTATTACATCAGCAACCGTGCCTATGTATCATCTAGTGCCGACAGCATTGGAAATCCTGTTGAAATGAGCAAGACCAAGTGGGCGGGACTGCTGCCAGATACTCCACCGATCATGAAAGCCAGCGGCGAGAGCCTTGACGGTCCGATGTTTGGAGTATTCCGTACCCCACAGGCGAATAATGTTGACTTGAATACCGTTCTGGGGCTGCCTATTTTTGCGGAAGCTATCGAGGAGCTGAAAGACCTTGACGTTGCATATAGCCGGAATGCAAAAGAAATTCTTGATTCCAAGAAGGTTGTCCTTGCAGACGACAGACTTCTTATACCGGATGGCATGCCAATTTCTTCGCGATCTTCGGAGGGATTTGAAAGAAAACGGAAGCAGATGAAACTTCCGGACTATATCAAGAACATATTCGGCGAAGGACCGGATGCTTTCTATCAGGAAATTAATCCAACACTCAACACAGATACCCGTATCACCGGCATAAATGCTCTTTTAAGCCAGTTGGGGTACAAGATTGGATTCTCTAACGGTTATTTCGTATTCAACGAATCCAGCGGCATCCAGACGGCTACAGGAGTAGAAGCAGAACAACAGAGAACAGTCCAGTTTATCAAGGATGTGAGGGATAAGCTGGAATCCTGTCTTGACGGAGCCATTTATGCGATGAACGTGTATGCAGATCTGTATGATCTCGCCCCAGTGGGAAGTTATGAAGTGACCTATGATTTTGGCGACATCCTGTATTCCTACCAGGAAGATAAAGCGCGGTGGTGGCAGTATGTTTCTACCGGGAAAGTACCTTTCTGGTATTATCTGGTGAAGTTTGAAGGAATGAGTGAGGAAGTTGCGAAAGCCCTTGCAGATGAAGCACAACAGGCAAACAAAGACAGCGGATTATTTGGAGAGGAGTAGAAATGGCTGATACGTTTAAAGGAATTATCACAGCAGACGGTCAAAAAAGGCTGTTATCTTATTTGGACTTAGCTGATAAGCCAGAAGCAGATTCTGCTCTGACCACTGAGGGCGGGTTTGCGGATGCAAAGGCAGTTGGACGCAAGTTTACAGAAACGACAGCGAATATGGGAAAACTTGAACAGCAGATCGGCGAGCTGTCCAAAGGTGGCGCCGGAGGAACCACAAGTCCGTCCGAGGTCAAAAAGATAGTGGACGAGTATCTGAAAGAAAACCCGAAGAACTTTCTGCCAGACAACATTGTGCTGGTTGAAGAATCTGATGATGAGATTATGACCGCGGATGCGATCATGGGAGAAATCTTGGACAAGCTGGACTTAAAAGCGGTAGACGATCAGACGCTTGGCTTGTACATCGGTACGAAACTGATTAGTAGTGTAAAACTGGAAGAATTCAAGACATCAGAGATTATCTGTACAGGTATTACACTGGATCCATCCAATACCACAGCTTACGGCAAGGCAACAATTGAAGTGATCGCAACCGCGACCCCACAGGATTGTACTCAGAAAATAAGATGGTTTACCACGGATGCAGATCTTGCGACGGTGAGCGACGGAACCGTGATAACAACAGGTAAAAAGGGTGAGGTCACTATTTATGCGATTTGTGGAAATTACAGGGCAGAGTGCAAGGTCGTAATCACCGCATATGTATATCCTGAGTTTAATTTCCAGATAAGTCAGGTATTGGAAACTGTTGGAGCGGCATATTCCAGAACAGAAGATAGTGCAGAGATGAGAATATCATCTGACTATATGCAGACACCAGTAGACACTGTAATTACGCTGACGGCTGGTGGAGGTTATCTGTATCAGTTATACAAGTACAAAGATGATAAATTGGATTCGTTTACCTCATGGATTAGTTGTGCAGGAACAATTAAGATTGCGTCAGAAGAATTTTCAGGCTTTGCGATTAAAATCCGTAAAAGCAACTATGGCAAATGGACAAGCGACGATATTGCAGCATTTACCAAGACGGTAACGATTGAAAGTGCGTGAGGAGAGAAGCAGTTATGGGAAAAGTATTCAAAGATAAACAGGGGAACGTCATTACAAAACTGCTTCAATTTGTGGCAACCGATGCGCAGGTCAACCAAGCTATCACGGATTACCTTGATAAAAACGGGATTACTCTGGCTGAGGGCGTGGACTTGAAAAGAATGTCTTCTGACCTTAGTAAAACCTTGTCAGATGTGGATGGTATCAAAGAAGCTATGTCAGATCTTCAGCAGGCACAGACAAACGTTCTGTTGCAATACAAGGATCACTTCATAGATACGTTTGAGGCGGGTTATATTGATGACAAGACGGGAACTGATACAGAGGTAGCAGGCTATATCCGCAGTGTTGGGCTTCAAAAAATCCAGACACAGAACTCTGTCTTAATCGTGAACGCGCCAACAGGATACCAGTATGCTTGGTATTTCTATGACGAGAACCAGAAGTATCAGGGTGCTACTCAGTGGATGACTAAAACAGATGCGTATAGAATTACAGATTCACAGGTCGGATGGTATGTAAGATGCGTCATGTACAGCAGTGGGACGTTGAGTATAGACGCTATTGATATTATTCTGGCAGGATCAGCAGTCACGGATATTCTGGATCAGCTCATGGAACAGCAGGGATCCTCTGAATTACTGGGAGAGGAAGTACTGTCGTCAGCGGATAAGTTGGAACTGAATGTCACAAAAGCATCCTTGCAGTCCGTGTGTGATGTGAACTGCATTGTCATTCCGTTTCTGACAGATCTGCATATCACATGCACAGCGGGGAAGACACCAGAGGAATTGGCAGAAGGAGCAACTAAGATTCGAAGACATATTGCCTGTTATAATCTGCTTGCAAAGGAGTTCGACTTCGATCTATGCGCCTATGGCGGTGACTACCTCAACAATTCATCCCAGACCAACAAAGAAACCGCTCTCAATGCACATAAGGCAGTCAGGCTCCTGTTGGACAAAACTGATAAGTCAGTGCCGGCAATCGTAGGCAAAGGGAATCATGATGATAATACCATGTATACGGACTATAAGAATGGTTATGTGGATTCTCAGAACCTGTACAAGCTGGTCACGGGGAAAGATGCAAGAAAGTCGCAGAGGGATGCGGGATTCCTTGACAGGTCATATGGCTATTATGATATACCCAACAAAAAAGTCCGGGTGTTCATGCTCAACAGTGACGATGTTCCAACTTCGGTGACATCAGACAACAAGCTTTTGTACGGAGGGCAGAATAACTCAGGATTCAGTCAGGAACAGATTCAGTTTGTAGCGGATCACCTTCTTTTTGAGGAAAGCGGCTGGCAGGTGATATTTTTTAGCCATCACCCGCTGAAAACATTCGTAAATGAGGACACCGAAGCATCCGGCTATTCATGTAGCGGCGTAACAGCAACGCACGGCGGGCAGGCAATGCTTGACCTGATTACCGCTTTCAAAAATAAGGAGCAGGGGATTGTAAAAAATGTGGCGGCAGATTTTGAGGTATCTGTGGATTATGATTTTACTCAGAATAAATCGAACACAGTGATTGCCAGCATATGCGGGCATACTCATGTGTACTGTCATAAGCAGGAAGATGGCATACATTACATTGCAACCAGAGCGGTTCTGGGGCATCCGACTTATAACTATATCTCTACCAGTTGTTATATAGTCATCAACCGCAAATACAGGAAACTGCACCTGATCGCCAACGGTGATGGGGACGATTATACATATTTTTACTGAGATCGGAAAGGAGTTACATCATGGCAAATGAACCAATTACGCGAGAAGAAAAGTATCTTGCATACCTGAATGGAGATTACAAGGAAGAAATTCCGAAACCGATTACAAGGGTGGAAAAGTATCTGTATGACTTGTGTGTGAAAGGCATCGGAGCGGATTCGGAGGAAGTAAAGAAGGTTGTGCAGGAATATCTTGAGCAGAATCCTGTACAGGTCGATACTGACAAAACTCTTACAGAGTCTGACAAGGCAGCAGATGCGGCGGCGGTAGGCGAAAGAATCAATGTATTAAATGATATTATTCGTGGTACGCCGCATACAGCGACCATAGCAGAATATTTCGATCGCCAGAGAACAGGAATTGTATACCAGGCGAAAGAATGGAAATCTGCGGTAAATCCAACTACGGCGATCGAGAAGTTGGGTATAAATAAGCTGATTCCATATGAACCATCTACAGATACTGTAGAGGGAGAAGATGGATATGCGAACCGTCCGGAGTTCCAGTGGTATTACGGGAATTATATCCGACACGATAACGAAGACTATGAATTGACAGCAATCGAGGGTGAGGACGGATATTCTGAAACCGGAACAGTGGACGTATGTTCCTTCGGTCCGATGTTCTACTACCGGAAAGAGGATAAAGGCGATTATTATCTCTGGTCCTGGTCTGACATGCCGCATGAAGAACTGGGCTTGAAACCATTTCAGAAGAATGCTGACGGATCAGTGCCGGCTTATTGGCTCCTGGCTGCATTCCCGTCGATTGCCGGTGCTGATGGTCTGCCACGATCACAGCCGGGAGGAAAAGCCCTGAGGAATCAGAGTTATAACAATATCCACACGAATTACCAGAAAAAAGGTCCGGGTTATCATGGATGCGGAAAAGAACGTCAGACCTTCTGCATGATCTTTAACGCGATCAAAGGCGGTCAGAAGAGTTCCAGGAAAATCTCGCAGGGCGTAAATAACTGGAATTTCCAGTATGACGCGGCAGAAGAACGGACAGAAAAAGCAACGTACTTCCCAGTAACGGCGGCTCAGGCGGCGAATCTGGAAGTTGGATTGTATGTATCTGTTGGGTATGGAGTAAATAGCAATGGGGCAGTAAATAAAGATCGTGGATATGCAACAATGCACGCTTATGCGGATGATGTGCAGATTCTTAGAATTGAGGATCTGGACAGCGGAAACAAAGCGGTGTATCTGGATATTCCAGAAGGATTT